ATACGGCGGAGAACGGATCCAGAGTTATCCTTCCAATTTGGAACTTCGTTACCACCCAGTACTCCTGGGACAGTCCATTCAAAAGACATAGCAGTCTTATTCTTCACCGCGATGGAAACATCTTCCCCCGAAACGATGGACTGGAACTCCGCCTGTTCTAGGGCTAGGTCACCTTTGACCTCTGGGGCGATGAACATGAAGGAGTCCTTGATCGCCGAGAGTCCAAACTTCTTCTCGATGTTGTTCGAGAGGGTCCCAACGTCTTCACTCTCGTAGAACTTCTTGAACACCTTGGTGATGAGGGTGGACTTTCCGGATCTCGCGATACCCTTGAAGAATGGGATAACCTGCCACGAATCCATATCGTTCACATCGAAGCAGAGCCGACCACCCATGACATAGGCCCAATTGCAAACTTCCTCCTCAAATTTCTGGTACCTCAGTACACTATCAAAGTAGGGGGTTGGGATGTCCTGCCACCTTTCGATGTCCGGGAAGTCGTCAAACTGCTGGTCAAAGTACTTACACGCCACAATGGTGGGGTCGAGGCACATAAACTCCTTACTCTTGTAGGGATAGAACCGACAATCGTATACATCTTCCGCGATATACTGTTTACCAACGAATACACCGTTTCTGAAGGACCAAACGTGTCGTCTCTTCTCGATCTGCGGAAATTGGTGATCGACACACTTTGACACATTTTCAATTACATCCTTGAATATCGAACCTCTACTCGTGAAGTTCTTCCAGTTATCGAAGTCATCGTCTTTCTGTGCGAGGGAGTGTACAAAGTCCTCGATAGTAAACTTTGGGTTCCATGCACGTGTTCGAAACCCCTCGATGGTCTTAATTTCTTCACAACAGTATCCCTTGTATCTCCTGTACCCAGACTTATAGGTCTGGTCAAGGGTGTAGAGTAGACATTTCTGGAAGGGGGTGGCACTCTCAATCTCATCTTCATCCATAGTGGAAGGATCTGCACTTGTGGTGATTTGGGGTATCGCGGTAGGGTTGACGACACGCTCAAAGGATGTATAGTGCCTTCGGATATTTTCATATCCATCATTTACCTGTTTGAAAACATTATTAACCCTTTTAATAAGGGGGACTTCGACATCATCGGATTCCTTCTTATGAAGCTTCGTTTCCCGGACATAGTTCTTTAGATCGGAAAGAAACCTTCGATGTCGATTTTTGATATCTTTGATCGCGAGTATGTCTATCCTCGATGGTTCGGGGTTACCCTCAATACTGAAATTATCAGGATGAATGTACTGTCTGTACCCCAACTCACGGGCGTTCCTATAATCACCCGTCCTCAGGTCCCATCGAAATTCCAAGGAATCAACCGTCCTATAAATTTGTTCCATATTCATCGAACGGATTTGTTGCTTGTGAAGTTCCGCCAAAGCTTCATAAGTATTAGGTTCCTTGTCGATGAAGTGGGTTTCTTCCATTTATATTTACTATACTTTATTCCTTAAGCATTTTGAAGCTTGCTCAAAATCTTTATGAGTATTTTATTTTGGTTCTGTAGTTGAAGACCAATGTTGACTAGGGCTGTACATACTGTATCCCCTTCTGGGGTAGCGAGTAGAGAACCCATAAATTCCGCCATGTCAATTCCCTCTTCAATTCCCTGATCTTCGAAAAGATCTTCCTCCTCTTCGGTTTCCGTGTCGGATACAATTTCTCCTTCTTCGATTTCAATTTCTTCTTCAGGCTGTGACGACATTTAAACTTGACTGAGAAAAATTGGATCGCGAAATTTCGCAGAATTATTTTCTCTGCCTATAGTACAACAACTCTCAAAATGGCCGGTGGTCTCATGCAACTCGTAGCGTACGGCGCCCAGGATGTTTACCTTACCGGTAACCCTGAGGTGACCTTCTTCCAGGCGAAATACAAGCGCCACACCAACTTCGCGATGGAGAACATCGAGCAGACCGTCAACGGTACCGCCTCCGGTGGTGGCCGCGTGTCCGTCACCGTTGCGCGCAACGGTGATCTCGTCGGTGACATGTACCTCGAACTCAAGTCGAAGGCGGCCGACTCCAAGGTCGCGTGCTGGGTCGCGGAGCGTGCGATCAACAACGTTGAGCTTTCCATCGGTGGTCAGCGCATCGACAAGCACTACCAGAAGTGGTGGCGCATGTACTCCGAGCTTTACTTGGATGAGTCTAAGAAGCTTGCGTGGGGTAAGATGACCACCGCGGCGGACACGAAGACTGTCTACCTCCCCCTCATCTTCTTCTTCAACCGCAACCCAGGACTCTACCTCCCCCTCATCGCCCTCCAGTACCACGAGGTCCGCATCGACTTCGACCTTGCGTCCGACTTCGGTACCTACCTCTACACCGACGTCTTCAAGGTATGGGCGAACTACATCTACCTCGACACCGAGGAGCGTCGTCGCTTCGCCCAGAAGGGCCACGAGTACCTCATCGAGCAGGTGCAGCACACTGGTGTCGACACCGTCGATTCCACCAAGCAGGTCCGCCTCTCCTACAACCACCCCGTTAAGGAGCTCGTGTGGTGCTTCTCCAAGCCAGCTGCGGTGAGCTCCCTGTGGAACTTCACCACGCGTTCTGACAGCGCGAACGTCGTTATTGAGTCCGACCAGACCATCGCGACTTCCAATGCGTTCATTGCCCCAGCTGCGCAGGGTTCCCCCCTCCTCAAGCTCGGCACCGATGGTGGTAACGAAATCTATTCGGAGGAGGTCGCCGGTCCCCTCGATACCTTCAAGCTTGTCCTCAACGGCCAAGACCGCTTCAAGGAGCAGAAGGGTAAGTACTTCAACCAGGTCCAGGCCTACCAGCACCACACTGGCGCCCCCTGCCCCGGTATCTACTCGTACTCCTTCGCGCTCAAGCCAGAGGAGCACCAGCCAACTGGTACCTGCAACTTCTCGCGCATCGACAACGCGCAGGTTGCGGTCACCCCAGTTGCGGTGCAAAATGGTGCGACCTCCATGCACATGTTCGCGACCAACTACAACGTCCTCCGCATCCAATCGGGTATGGGTGGCCTCGCGTTCTCGAACTAAATTGCTCGTATAAAACCATCAATTTCAAATTTCAAATTTTAAGATATTCAAGTATCTTAAAATGTGATAAAGACTAACCACTATTGATTATATATGTTGGCCATAGGTCAAACATCAATTCTGATATACGCCATCGGAAGAAAACGCACCTATCGACAACGAAAAAAGGCTGAGAAAAAACCATGTATGAAGAACGCCGACACACTTTCATGTGCAATTCGTCATACAAGATGTTTGGGGTGTCCGTATAATAACTTTTTTAGACCCGATAGGCCCCCGTTTCCATCTAAGGTGAATGAAAAATAATGGGTTTCCGTGTGAGTTGCCAAATGTGTTCGACAATTACTGATGCACCCAATCCCGTGAGTATTTCATTATCGTAGGTGTATCCATAGCCTATCACAATCGCTCCCCATACAAATGCTAAAAAATCGGTCATAGGACTGGCGATAAAACTACAATTTTTGTCGGTAGGAATTGATTTTTCCATCATACGATAATATGCTGTCCCTACGAGTAAAGAAATTAAAATCGCGGTGGTGTGTTTCATTAATATAAAGTAGTTTATTTTTTACGAAGTAATAAAATAGCTAGACCAAAACCGAAAACCAATCTTTTCCTGATTCTCCTCAAAAAGTTTTCTCGATTTCGTCCTTTAATTTTGTGATGAGCATTTTTAAGAGCGTTACATATTTCTAAATACTCACCATCGGTCAATCTGTATTTATGTTCTTCGACAACCTTCATTAGATAGCCTAAGTCGGGATCCATTACTATAAAGTAATAATATTATGTTGAAAAGACTTTTTGACTTTTTTGTAAAAGTGGAAAAACCCATGCTAGGTCGGTGGAATTTAAAGACGTGCCATGAACTCACTACATCTATAAACTCTGTTTATCAAAATAGAGATCATTGTGGTGACATAATATGCAAGACCCCAAAGAAGGCTATTGAATACCGTGAGTTAAAAAAGAAAGACAATAAGTAAGTATGTACGAAATTTACACAGATGGAAGTTGTTTGGGGAACCCTGGTCGCGGTGGTTGGGCTGCTATTGGGGAGGGTATGAAACTTGGTGGTAATCTGAGGAACACCACCAACAACGTCATGGAAATGACCGCTGTCGTAAAGGCTCTCGAAAAGTGTCTGGAATTGGGAATCCTTTCGGTGCGTATTTTTACGGACAGTAACTATGTGAAACAGGGAATCACCACGTGGATAAAAAACTGGAAACGGAATGGGTGGAAGACTGCGTCAGGGACGCCCGTGAAAAACAAAGAACTTTGGATTGAGATTGACACCCTCACACAAAAAATGGAGATAATCGATTGGAAGTGGGTCAAGGCCCATAATGGAAATCCTCAGAACGAGGCGGTTGATGCCTATGCGAGGGAGTGTGCAAATATTCTCAGCACTTAGTAGATATGGGTGAAGAGGATGTGCCCCATTGTTGGTGTGACAAACAAGAACAATTATTAGTCAAATGGGCGGAGAAGGCGGCTGGATACCGCTGGCTTCACAATCATGCTAGGTTGTATTACAAGAAGCAGAATGATAGACTTTCATATCCAAGTATTATCATAGCAAGTTTAACGGGTGTTGGTGGTTTTGCTGTCCTATCCCCAACTAGTGGTGGTTCTGATATGAGCTCAGGTGCGCGTATGAATGTAACGATTATTCAATATATTTTTGCCTTTTTAAATGTAGTCGGGGGGATTCTCACGAGTATTTCCAAGTTTAGTCAATGTCAAAGTTTATCGGAATCTCATTCTTTGATGTGTATTCAATATTCAAAGTTTTACAGAAACATAGATATGGAATTATCACTTGAAACCCAATATCGGGTGGACGTGGTAGATTTTGTTTCAAAAGCGAGGGAGGAATTCGACAGACTTCTCGATGATGCCCCCGATATCCCTGCAATTTCTATACATGCATTTAATGATGAATTTCCTAATAAGGACCATAAACCAGATGTATGTAATGGTTTGAGTATTATAACCGCATGTGAAACACCCAAAAAAAATAAGAATAAACTTATATCGAGGTGGTTTGCCGGACAGAACAGGAAGAGTGTAGATATCTCAAAAGAGATGACCGAAATAAATATTCATTAATACTATAATGACACCTATAGATAAATTCAAACTTGTTATAACTGTCGCACTATTATATGGTTATATTTATAGTTTGATGGATCCAGAGGAGTTTGGCTTCAAGTCGGCTCTCGATCCTTACTATTTTTCGTTCACGACTATGAGTAGTGTGGGGTACGGTGACTTTAGTCCCAAGACGGAACGTGCGAAGATGTTAGCAATGACCCAACAAGCGTTCATTTTTGGTGAAATCTTAAAGGTATTGATTAAAGGGGTTCCTAAGTAATTTAAAAATTTTGTTAGTTAAAATTAAGATGATTATTATAGTTTTATTTACACTATGGTTTTTACATCATGCAAGACAATGTTCATGTAAAAATCAAGCTGAACACCCAGAAAAATGTCATCGAACTGAGTTTTATGGATTTCAATATGGACACCTATTTCTTTTCACTCTTTTAGGTGCTATGTATCCAGAGCAATTTAGGTTATGGATTGGTCTAGGTGTTATATGGGAGGTGTTTGAATATTGGCTTTCTTCTAGACCTGACATAGTACATAAACTTGGTGGGTGCTTAACAAAGTCTACGAAGAGTACACCTCTTT